TATTAACTAGAAAAACCATTTGGGAAGCTTTGCCAAGGATTGAATCATGAAACCTTTATTAGCCACAGATGCAATTGAAGATAAAATTAAGTTTCCTTGCTATGTGCAGCCTAAGATTGATGGTGTGCGTGCCATTAATATTGACGGTAAACTGGTAGGACGTAGCTTAAAAACCCACAAGAATAAGTATGTGACTGGCTTTTGGTCACATGAAATTTTTAATGGATTTGATGGTGAACTAATATTAGGATTTAATTGTACTGCCGAAAACCTTTGTTCTAATACAAGTAGTTTACTTTCTACAATAGTGCAAGCTGAATACACAAAATGGTATGTTTTTGATCTTATAAATGATGAACTTAAAAATTTACCGTATTTTGATAGATTAAATTTACTTAGAAATCAAGTTGATTATGTAAAATCAAATTATTCCGCACTTGAATCTGTTATTGAAGTTATACCAACTTTTACGTGTGAAAATCTTAAGCAACTTTTGGATTATGAACAAGAGTTTTTGGACGCTGGTTATGAAGGAATTATAATAAGGGATATTAATGGTAAGTATAAATTCGGTAGGAGTACAGTAAAAGAAGGTTTACTTCTTAGAATAAAAAGATTTATTGAAGAAGAGTGTATTGTTATTGGAATAACTGAGGGTGAAACTAATAACAATGAGAAGCAGACTAATGAATTAGGGAAGTCATTTAGATCGTCCCATGCAGAAAACAAAGTTTTAAATGGTATGATCGGAAACCTAACATGTCAGGCAACCAAAGATATTTATAATTTAAAACCTAATGAAGATCAATTATTATTTCCCAAAGGGTTTGAATTTACAGTTAGTCCTGGCTCTTTAAATCACCAACAAAGAAATTATTATTTTGAGAACCCTAATGAAATTCTCGGTAAGGTTATTAAGTTTAAATTCTTTCCTAAAGGTATAAAAGATAAACCAAGGTTTCCTAACTTCGTATCGTTTCGCTCAAAAGAGGATATGTGATGGACATATTAAAACAAGAACTTGAGAAGTATGGTAAAATTACAATCTCATGCTTACCAAACGGTAAGTTTAAAGTTTCTGTTAGAAACAAGTATTACAACATAACGGCTTTTCCTGAATATGAACTAAGATTGGCATTAGCTAATTTAAAGTTAAAAATTGAGAAAAATGCTGACGTCTTAAAACACTTTAGGAGCTGAAATGAGTTTTCTACAAGGTATTACAGCGGGGCCATCTCAAAGCGGAATACGAATGGTCATTGCTGGTCAAGAAAAAATGGGTAAGACTACAATTAGTTGTGGCGCACCCAATGTACTTCTTATTCCAATTGAAGTTGGATATAGTGGTGTAACTGTGGCTAAAACTCCCATGATTCAAAATTATGAGACTTTAGTTCAATGTTTGCAGGAAATAATGGGGTATGCTGTACAGGGAGCGTTTCCTTATAAATCTCTTGTTTTCGATAGTGCTACGGCTCTTGAACGGTTAATTGACGATTATGTTATTCGTTTAGACCCTGCCAGTAAGAATGGGGTTAATAAAACTGTAACTATGGAATCTTGTCATGGTGGCTTTGGTAAAGGTTATAATATGGCTAACACATTGTTCAAAGACTTGTTAGCTCAGTTTGACCTCTTAGCCATTAATGCTGGCATTAACATTGTGTTTACAGCTCATGTTTTTAGCTCGAAAGTAAATGATCCTACTGTAGGAGAATATGATAGTTGGGACTTATTATTACATAGTCCTAAGAATCAAAAAACTTACGGTAAACGAGAACTTTTAACGCAATGGGCTGATGTTATCGGTTTTCTTTATGAACCATTGATTCTAGTTGAGAACGCTAATACCAATACAAATAGAGGTATTAGTCAGAATAAAGGTAGGGTTCTTGCTGTAAATAGAACACCTGCTTATTTAGCTGGAAATCGTTTTGGAATATTAGGTGAGATATCAATACCTGCTCCCCCTGAAAACGGTTGGAATCATTTTGCTGATAAACTTTTATTAGCATCTGGGATTGATTTAGTAAACAGAGTTTAATACAGAATAATTATTGCAAGGTACAGTAATTATTTCTTTCTTTTTATACCTATATGAGGATTTAAAAATGGCTGCTATAAATTTTGATGCAACACAAGTAGAACCAGCGAGAGGCGAAGCGGAAGTAATTCCAGGCGGATGGTATCGCGGTTATATTTCAAAGACTGAAATTAAGGCGACTAAAGCTGGTGATGGAGCAAAACTGGTTATAGACTTAATTGTCATTGACGGATACTATGCAAAGAGCCAAGTTGGAGTATCGTTAAATATTCGCAATAAGAGCAAAATTGCTCAGGATATTGGTAACGCGGAACTTAGTGCTATTTGTCATTCAGTTAATGTTCTTAACTTACAAGACACTGTTCAACTCCATAACATTGCCTTTAAATTTAAACTTAAAATAAGTCCTGCAGAAGGTAACTACGGTCCAAGAAATGAAGTTACGGCTTATAAGCCAGATTCAACTGATGTTGAATTAGTTCTTGAAAAACAAGATAACTTTCTTCCTGAACCTGTTGCCTCTGTTGCTCCTGTTGGCTTTACAGCTCCTGCATTTGCTGCTCAACAACCAATTCCAGGTTTAGTTACTCCTGTTGCGGCACCTACATTTGCTCAACAACCAGCGGCAGTAGCGGCTCCTGTATTTACTCCACCAATTCAACAAACTGCGGCCCCTATTCCTGCTCCTATTGCTGATAATGCTCCACAACCTTGGGAACAACCAGTGGCCGCTGCATTAGTTGCTCCTGTTGCGGCACCAGTGGCCGCTGCATTAGTTGCTCCTGTTGCGGCACCAGTGGCCGCACCTACATTTGATCCTTCTGCTCCACCAGCTTGGTTAACTCAACCAGCAACACAAGCTTAATTCTTGTCCCCTTGTTATGAGCAAGGGGTTTTAGATTATAGTGCATTAAACTTAGTGTATTATAATCTAAAATAAGGATACGTATGTATTATACTCAAGATCCAATTACAACAAATCATATTTATCTAGCTACTAAAACAATGAATGCCATTGAAGAAGCTATTAATAAAGATCAAGGTTCAAAATTCCGTGAACTAAGTGGGATTGTTTTACCACATATAGGCGATGCCTATAGTCCTGATAATACTCCTTTTAGAAGTCACATGGGAGCCTCTGTAATAGGAGGTCATTGTGCTAGAGAAATATGGTATAGTTTTAGATGGTTTACCCGTCCTAATCATACTGGACGTTTATTAAGGCTATTTAATCGTGGTCACTTAGAAGAAGGTAGATTTATAGCTGCATTACTTACTATAGGTTGCCAAGTTTTTCAGCAAGACTCAAATGGTAAACAATTTAAAATAAGTGCTTCCAATGGTCACTTTGGTGGTAGTGGTGACGGAATAGTTTACGGTATTCCTGATTGTCCTGAACAGTATATGCTATGTGAGTTTAAGACGCATGGTGAAAAATCTTTCACAGAATTAAAAAAGAAAGGTGTTGCAGTAGTAAAACCAGAACATGTAGTTCAGATGAATATTTATATGGAAAAAATGAAAATTCCATTATGCCTATATGGGGCTGTAAATAAAAATACAGATGAACTTTATTTTGAGATAATTATTGCTGACAAAGAACTTGCAATTGCTAAATTAGAATTAGCTGATACTTTAATTGCAATGCAAAAACCTCCAGACAAAATAAGTAAAACTTCTGCTTATTATAAATGCAGATTTTGTGACCATAGACCAGTTTGTTTCTTTGGTGCAGAGCCTGACCACAATTGTAGAACTTGTGTCCATAGTCAACCTATAGAAAATGCAGAATGGATATGTGGTTTTACTGGTGAAATTCTTACTAAAGAAAAACAATTAGTAGGATGTGATGTTCATAATTCAATTAAATAGGAGAATAAGATGACTTGTTGGCATACAGCAGAAACACCACAAAATATTAGGCCAAGTAAACCACTACAAGAACAATATGACGATCTTAGAAAAAAGATACATGAGATTGAAATATTGATTGAGAATGAAACTGATAAAAGCAATTAAACGATTGGATAAAGCTGTAACGTTGCTTAAAGTTGGGGCTAAAATTATTAAGAAAGTTCTTAAATCTCAAGGTTATGAGAACTTAAAACCAGAATTTAATATGTAAATGTGTTAAGAGAATATTTAAACTACAAACATAAAAATAGAGAACCCAAGATGATAGAACCTAGATACTACCAAATTGATTGCTTAAACGCCATTTTTAAATATTTTGAGAATGGTGGTAGAGGAAATCCTATTTGTGCAGTAGGTACAGGTTTAGGAAAATCTGTAATCATTTCAATGTTCTTAATGAAAGCTTTTTACCTTTACTCAAATCAGAAAGTTTTAGTTTTGACTCATGTAAAGGAATTGATAGACCAGAATGCTAAAGAACTTCTTGGTATGTGGCATACTGCGCCTATTGGAATTAATTCATCATCTTTAAATCAGCGTGATATTGATAAGAAAATAATCTTTGCTGGTATTCAATCAATCTATAAAAATGCTGCTGCTTTTGGAAAAATAGATTTAATAATTATTGATGAATGTCATCTTATTTCAGATAATGATGAAACCATGTATAGAATGTTTATTGATTTTCTTTTAACAATTAATCCTCGACTTAAAGTTATCGGGTTTACAGCTACTCCTTGGAGGCAGGGTTTAGGTTTACTAACAGAAGGAAATTTATTTACAGATTTCTGTTATGATATAACCGATATGCAGTCTTTTAATAAAATGATTACGGAAGGTTATTTATGCCCTTTAATTCCAAAGAAAACAAATTATCAATTAGATTTAAGTGGAGTTAAATTAGGTCAAGATGGTGATTTTGCTAAAGGACAGTTACAGTTAGCTGTTGATAAACATTCTATAACTCTGGCTGCTCTTAAAGAAACTTGTGAATTAGCTTATGATAGGAATTGTTGGTTAATTTTTGCATCGGGAATTGAACATTGTGAACATATAGTAGAAATACTTGAAGAACTAGATGTAAGTGCTACTTGTATTCATTCAAAGATTAAAATTCAAGAACGTGATGAACGATTTAGGTTATTTAAAACAGGTAAGATAAAAGCATTGGTTGGATTTAGAGTTATGACTACTGGGTTTAATCACCCTCCTATTGATACAATTATCGATTTATATCCTACAACATCATCCAGTATGCATGTTCAAAAATATGGACGGGGAACTAGACCTTATGATTGGTTAGATCCTCAACAATACAAAGCGGGATTTGATTACACAAAAGAAAATACTTTAGTGCTAGACTTTGCTGGTAATACCGCAAGGCTTGGCCCTATAAATGACCCTGTTATCCCTAAGAAAAAGGGGCAAGGTAAGGCGGGAAGCGCACCAGTTAGGCTTTGCCAAGTATGTAACTGCTATAACCATGCTACAGCAAGAATTTGTATATATTGTGGTGCAGAATTTACTATGCAAGTTAAGATAAATGATAGTGCAGGGACATTAGAATTAATTAAACAGGATATACCTGAATTTCAAGAATTCAAAATAGATCAAATGACTTATGCCAAACATACAAAACAGGGAGGCAAAACAAGTCTAAAAGTAACATATTATTGTGGCTTAAGACACTTCACTGAATATGTGGGTATTGAACATACAGGTTATCCTAAGAATAAAGCTAACGACTGGTGGCAAGCAAGAACAGGTTTTTCATCCCCTGACAGTGTTTTAGCAGCTTTATATTTAGTAGATTCATTACGAACTCCTAGTCATATTAGAGTTTGGATAAATAAAAAATACCCTGAGATAGTTGACCACATATTTACAAATACAGTAGTTCCTATAATAAAGGATATATCAAATGAAGATGAAATAGATTTTGTTCCTTACGATGATTCAATACCTTTTGATACCTTAAAAGTTTCTAATTATATTGATGATCAAGAAGTCCCGTTTTAAAATTATTTTTAATTTACTGAAAATAACGCTTGCAAAGAAGTATAATAGTGTTAATATAACCATGCTGTTTAAATTTATTTTTTCTTACCCACTGAGGATATTACCATGCCAGAACAAACACAATCTGAATCAGAATTAGCCAACCTTCAATCGTTGATGGACGGTGAAACTCAAGAACAATCTAATATCGTAAGTTTGGAACCTGCGGTTATTGAATTGGAACCTGCTGTTAATACCGTTGTCGAAGATAAGAAAACCAAAGCTGCTGCGGCCAAAGAAGCTAAAGCGGCAGAAGCTATAGCTAAGGCAGAAGCCAAAGCTATAGCTAAAGCTACAAAAGATGCAGAAAAATTGGCTGCAAAAGAAGCCAAAGAAGCGGTTAAAGCGGCTAAGGTTGAGAAGCCTGTTAAAGAAGCTCGCATTATTCAAAATGGTATCTCAACACCAGCATCTGAAACTACTTGCGGGCAAATTTGGGCGTTCTGTACAAGTATCTCAAATAATAAGGGTGCTTTAGTAACTCGAAAAGAGTTAATTGAAAGTCCATTACTTGCAGAATTCAATCCAATTACAATTGGTGTTCAATATTACAAATGGAAAACCTTTCACGGTTTAAAAGACATTAAACCGACGGCTGAAGAACTTGCTGCAAAAAAGGCAGAAGCGGAAGCAGAAAAAGCTAAAGCTAAAGCTGAAAAGGATGCTAAGGCTGCGGAAGCTAAAGCTAAAAAGGCTGCTGATAAAGCTGCTAAAGATGCAGAGAAGGCAGAAAAAGCTGCTAAAGCTGCACAGGATAAAGCTGATAAAGAAGCTGAAAAGTTGGCTGCGGCATCTACTGAATAACTACTTTTCGGTTTAATAAGGGGATAGCAATTATCCCCTTAACTTGTTCTCTATGACACACAAGGTTAATATGAATACTCAATCCCCAGAAAAAATTATCAATGACGATACTATGTTATCGGTTCATTCTATATTCCCAACAATTCAAGGTGAAGGACCATTTTCTGGTCATGCTGCTGTTTTTATAAGATTAGCTGGTTGCAATCTTCAATGTCCATTATGTGATACTGACTATATAAAAGGTAGACGTAATTATACATCTTTGGAAATTCAAAAGGAAATTTCTAAAGTTACATTCGACTATCCTGAAATTAAATTGGCTATAATTACAGGAGGTGAACCATTTAGACAAAATATTCTTCCTTTAGTTAATAGATTATTAAATATTGGTTTTATAGTTCAAATCGAGACAAATGGAACAATATGGCGAGAGTTACCTTATTGGAATTCTAATCTACATATTATTTGTAGTCCTAAAACAACATTAATTAATAGTAGATTAGCTAAAGAAGTTTCTGCATTTAAATATGTAATTGACCACAATAATTTGAATGATAATGGGTTTCCGCTAAAAGCTCTTGAGCATGTTAACTCTGGTCATTTATACCTAACTAATGATGATAGAATTCCAATTTACATTCAACCTGCTGATGTTAAAAGCGTAGTTGAGAATGCAAAAAATATTAATGCTTGTAAAGAACTTGTTATGAAATACGGTTATATTCTTTGCTTGCAAATTCATAAAATTATAGGAGTAGAGTAATGTCAAATCCTAATGAAACAATAATGAATAAGCTTGCTAGATTAAATCTTTATGATCTAGCAGCTAAAAAATTTATCAAAAAGGTTGATAATAAAGAAGCAAGATCAATTGTTACCTATAATGATCTTAAAGAAGCATTAAACTTAAATAAGGATGGAAGTAATGAAAAAATCTAAAGCATTAGTAGTATTATCTGGCGGTCAAGATTCAACCACATGTTTATTCTTGGCTAAATTAAAGTATGATGAAATCCATGCAATAACTTTTGACTATGGACAAAATCATTCAATTGAAATTGAATCGGCATTAAATGTTGGTTCCCTAGCTAAAGTTTCTTCTCACGAAGTAATAAATATTCCTTATATTTTAAAATCAGCATCCCCTTTAACAAACAACGGGGCTGATCTTGAACGTTATGAAGACGCAGACCAAATGGAAAAGGTTATAGGTTCTCGCATTGAAAATACATTTGTTCCAATGAGAAATACATTGTTCCTTACTATAGCAATGAATAGGGCTGT